CCAAAGTATAGTAGTCATTAGTTTCGGTTTCTTTTTCTGTCTTACCAGAAAAAACACTTCTTGGGTTAAAAATAAAATTGCTCATATTATGTCCATTTTGGTTTTTGTTTAGGTTTCTTAATTCTTGACATGCCTTTAGGTAATTCTTTTTCAGATGCTGTTTCTTTATATGAATTATGTTTGATATGTAATGCTTCTGCTTGATCTTCTGACATACGATCTCTATTTCTGTTTGCAAGATCTCCTATTGTTTTAAGCTCACTGTCAGACTTTTTAACAGATCCCATTATCGATGAGACATCCTGAATATAATCTCTTTCAGTGTTTTTGCTGCCGCATTCGCATATGGGATTAGAAATATAGTCTTTAATATAAAAAAATAATTCAAAATATGAATTACACTTATTGCAATAATATGAATATGTTGGCATTATGAAAAATAAGATTTCGGTAAATAAATCGCCCACTCATCGGGTATATCCTGTCTTATTCTAGAGATGAACATGGTCACTGGCAAGTACTTGATATTTTTCATGGGCTCTTGCGGTAATTTAATAAGAGGCATTTTAGCTTGTTTTGGAGTTTTGTTACTTTTTTTTCTATTACATCTGACGCAAGCGGTTACGATATTTGTCCAGTTTGTGGGAGATCCATTCTCATATGACCATATCGATTTTGGAATTACATGATCATAGGTTAATTCATCTATATTTTTTACAATTCCACAGTATTGACATGTATAATTATCTCTAATAAATAGATTTTGTCTACAAAAATTAACCCGTTTGTTGCTCAACTTCAAATATTTGATAGTCTTTGCAACAGCAGGAACAGGAAATTTTTTACCATTCGGTCCTAATATATGATCATTTTTATAGAAATCTATAATTTCGATTCCCATATTTGGATTATCTTGATATCTAATAGACCATACAAGTGCCCTCTTCCAATTTATTACTGTTAAAGGCGTATAGTCAGAATTTAATACTAAACATCTACTATTTTTCTGATCCATTTTGACGTTCCAGATACTCTAATCTAGATAATATTTTAGCTATAATAGGATTACGTACAATATCTGAAAAGTCAAGTTTAGAAATACCTATTCCTGGCACATTATCAAGAGCATTGCTCATGTCGTAAAACCCGCCCTGAGCATGTCTGTGAAGATCAGACTGTGTAGTATCACCCGTAAGAACCATTTTACTATCTGTACCTAACCTAGTCAATAACATCTTTATTTGCTCATAGGAGGCGTTTTGGCATTCGTCTGCTACTATAAATGAATGATGAAAATTTCTGCCTCTCATCAGTCCTAATGGTACAATTTCAATCTTGTTATTAAGTTTTAATGAAACAAATTGTGCTGTACTTATAAAATAATTTACCTCATCTAATAAGGGTAATAAATATGGATGCAATTTCTCCTCTGCTGTACCAGGAAGATATCCAATCTTTTCTCCGCTTTCTACTACTGGTCTGGTAATAACAATTTTTTTGACTTTATTATCTAATAGATATTCCAAAGCCATACCAATAGCAATATGTGTTTTACCGCTTCCAGCAACACCATGACAGAATGTAATGTCATTTTCTGCCACAGTTCTGATGTAGTTTTTTTGGTTTTCTGTTCTTGGCCTTAATCTATTTTTATAGCCGGGCTCTAAAACTTCACCGCCAAGTGGATTTGTAGCATCAATAATTCTTTTCTTTTTGTTGTTTTTAGAATTTTTTCTCAATGTTTACCCTTTGCTTAATAGAGTTAAATTAGACACGCGCCACCAGCACAACTAATTTCCTCTATACCAGCAGTATTATCCTCTGTCTCAGATAGTTGTGTATAATCGACTTTCTTAAAACTATTGAACAGATCACAGTAGATCTTCCAATTGTATACGTCTTTCATACAATAGGTTAATCTTTTAACATCACCATCAAAATATTTTCCTGAAAAGTTTTTCATCTTTGTTACAAAGACGAGCTTATTCTCATTATGATCTTTATTTGCTTGGTTTAATGTCACATAATCGCAGGCCGCCCACAAATTATTATCGAATGCATTGAGGGCTAATTCGATTAATCCAGAGCACCATAGTGCAGCATCTCCGTATTCTTTAACGATTTCACGACTAGTGTAAACAGTAGTAAAAGGAGCCTGTGGATAATCCTTATCTCCGCTTTGGGGAATAAGGCTTATACCAGCAAAATATTTACGATTATTATAGATATATTTTGTAACATCATCCCATTCGTCTGGTTTTACGGTAACTGTATTGCTAACATTATGACTAAGATAATCTTGTGTGCATAATGCTCTATTTTTACCAGAATTAACCCAATTTTTTTGTGTATCTTTTACTATTGATAACATTTCTACTGCTGGTAATTGATTTTTAGTTTTTGCTCCATCGGGAACTTCAACTGGAAATTTTATTATTTCATCGGTATTATTCGCTGACCATGCTGATTTGTCGCAAGCCTGCGGGTTATATTTCTTAAAGTGTTGGTATGGTGCCTCTAAAACATTGGCCTGTACGTGGCGTATGTAGCGTTTGGCGTGATGAGGATGAATACCGGAGCTAGTTCCCAACATACTGCTACTGGTGCCTTCTGGTTTTAAACAGGTTACTCTTGCAGCCTGATTAATTTTTATTTTTTTGGCTATTTCTTTGTTAGTTTCAACTGCTATTTTGGCACCTTTTGTTAATACTTTTTCGGTCAATACTAGATCATGCTTTTCCATGATGCCAGTTAATGAAACTCCTAATAAAGCTTCTCTTTCGAATATTTTTTGACTTATTTCTCCAAGGTATTCTAATGTTGTAAATCCAGCCTGTAGAGTACCTATAATAGCAGCAGCACGGCATCTTTCAAAGAAATCATCTTCGTCTTCGACGCTGGAACAATTGATGGTGGATAAATTACATCCTTGCCATCCGCTTTTGCCGCTTTCTTCGTCAACAGGCCACATTCCAATTTCAACGCATGGGTTGAAAATCATTTCTGTTGATTCACTCCAAATGAATCCAGGTTCTCCGAACTCTTTCACACTTTCCATCAATGTTTGAAATTCTTCAAATGTGGTTTCGTCTTTGAGTAATAGGGCGGAGTTATTACTACGTGCTCTTTGTGGATTTTCAATATACCAATTTCCTGTTTTAGCTTTTGCCATCTCTTCATCATCTGGACTGAATAATGCAAGGCTAGCAGAGCGACGTACTCCGCCACTAAGTACAGCATCACTACTATGCATGACTATATCATAGGCATCTATTGGTCTTAGTTTTTTTTGTCCACTAGAAATACAACGATCTAGTAAACCACGAATTTTTTCTAGACCATTTTGTAATGGTTCAAATCCTGGTGCTTTTCCTACTCCAGAACTTAGTGCTGTCCCTTTTTGTCTTATTTGAGAGTAATCAAATACAACATAGCTATTTTTGTACATTTTGAATTCTTCGATTGGTTTACTGAAATAGCTACTCAATAGTACTCCGAGAGCATCAGCCCATCCTTCTATGCTATCTTCTATTGTGTATTTGATGCCTATTGCATTTTCATCGATTTCGTGTTCTAGTGTTGGTAATTTACTTACGTGGTGTTTTTGCACACTAAAACCGGTACCACTACCGCAAAGAAGCAACCAAAAGCATTCTTGGAAAAAGCGTAATCTATCACAATAAGAACTTGTGCAATTATAGATTTTTGCGTGTCTTTTTAAAATTGGGTCACCACCAAACTGCAATGCTCTTTGACTACCTAGAACCTTTTTCTTATACATCACATCGTATGCCCAATCTATCTCTTCAGAAATTCCAAAATCAGCATACTTGGTATGCATCATATTGCGAACTCTGTCCACCGCTTCTTTCCAAGTTTCTCTTCTATTTTTATTTTCTAACCAACGAGCATATTTGCTTACGAATGTATAATTTTGAAGTTCTTGAAGAGCGGACATACTATCTCCTGTTATGGTATAAATTATCTATAAGACTAAAAGTAGTTAAGAATCCGAGTATTACTATTCCTTTAAAAGACTTTTCTATCATCGGTAAATTACCAGTAATACTATAAAAAATAAAAACGCACAATACGATAAAGAATATTATTCTGTATGTCAATATACACCATTTATCGCTGTTGTGATTTGTATTTGTTTGAGATGTATATTGTTATATTGATCAAAAAAGTGTTGTCAATCAATGGAAATTTAGATCAAATATATTTTTGGTTATTGATCGGATTATGCTGTATGTATCGCCCCCATTTCATCTTTGCGTACTCATGACACATTTGTTCTTCTTGAGCTTGTTTCTCTACTTGTTCTGGCAGCTTACGGGATAGTGATACAAAGTGATAAAAATGACAACTGTATGTTCTTATTAGTTTGATATTGCTCAATGAACATTTAAGAAAAAAATCCCAATCAGAAACAGCTCCAGATTGAGAAGGATAATTTTCATCAAATCCGCCTATCCTTAAACAGTCGAACTTTGAAAAGAAAATAGGGAATGTCGATCCTGTGCGTTCTTTTATCTGAGAAGATATTGATTCTGAATAGTTCCAAAAATTTTCTAAATCAAAAGACAATGGATCTCTACCAAGATTTTTTATATGTATTTGGCGAAATATAGAAGGAAATGGTTCTATCTGGTTTACAGAGATAATACTATTAGGTTCATAATCGTTTTCTAATAGAGTATCCCAATTATTTGGAAAGACATTGTCATCATTAGCCAACAAAACCTTTTCATTAGTAGTATGATATACTCCAATGTTTGATGCTTTACATGTTCCAACATTGTGTAATAAATTTAATATTTTAATACTACTAGAGTATTTTTCTAATACTGTTTTATTTATATCGAAGAATCCATCTACTACAACTAATATTTCATTGGTGTTTTTTTGTCCAGATATTATCGAACGTAAACATAGATCTAATGCATCTGGCGACTTGTAAGTTGGTATGACTACACTGATCATATATGTACTATTTCATTCCAGTTCTCAAAAGGAGCAAGAAATTCAGTTTCTCCATGAGTACAAAATCCGGGAACAGCGGTTATTAAAAATTCACGATTATCTCTAAGCTCAAGGAACATATTAAAGTCATGGGGATAATCATTGATATTTGTCCATTTCCTTAGAAATCTTTCAGATCTTTTAAGAGTGGAAACTTTAGATGCAAAAGTCATTGTTGTAGAATTCGTAAGTTTCCAATGAGAAGATCTAGTAAGAAATAACCTAGTAAGTTCGGATCCTCCAGAACAATATGGATTTCCTCCATTAGAAGGGTCTTTGTATTTGTCTGGATGATCATATAAAGAAACAAAAGAAAAACCTAAATCAAAACCTTCTTTTAAGATCACATCAGATCCTTGCTTATGAACATAATCATTTTCAACAAAATAAATAATTTCATCATTATCATATTGTAGAGCTTGATTAAGAGCTAAATTAAATGTTCCCGCTCCATGTCCGACAGAAACAGATTCTATTTTTGAACTGTCAATATATTGCAATATCATTTGATATGTATTACCACAAACATTATCTGCAATAATCATAATATCAGAATTTGAAAATACATTACAAAAATTTTTAAGACAATTTTCGTTATTTATATAATCTGGTTTAATTTTTTTATATCCAGAATCAGAAATACGATAGATAATTTTCATTTTTGAGTATCGGCTAAAACCTTATCGTATAATTCATTTTGATCTCGTTGTCTTGCAATATCTTTTTTATGAATAATTGCAAAATTTTCTAATGAATCTAGTCCAACAACATCTGATGCTCCAATCACACCACAATGAGGTCCACCAGTCCATTGAATATTTTTTGTATTTTTATATAGTCTTGGTTGATAGTCTGGCCAATTTATCCAACCAAATTCATTGACATGCCAATTCCATTTTTTGATATCCTCATCAGTTAAACCATCTACTGTATTAATTCTTGGTATATATACGAGACCAAAATTATTTTTTCGTACAATATCTCTTAGTATATCAAAAGACTCCTCTGGATAATCTTCATCAGAATCTAAATTAAATATATATGGTTTCGTAGCAAATGTATTCATATGATTCTTTAGAGAAGGAAAAGCATCATAGTTATTTTGCATAAAATGATATGTTCCATAAATAATTGGATAAGATTTAACGATTTCTGTTATTTCTTGATACCAATTTTCTTTTTGTTCAGAAATTTCTCTATATGTTTGTATAACAACTATTTCTTCATCTTCTTGTAAGACTTTTGTAAATTTGTCTAGTAGAGTCTTGATATATTCTTTTTCATTATATACTGTTGTGCAATACGATATCATGTTTTTAGTCTCTCAAGCCAGGTTAATTCTGTTTCTATATATTCTATATTTAAGCCACTCATCTCTATAAATAGATCGAATCTAGATTTACTATTTTCGTCAAATAAATGAGTACCATGTGATTTGTGCATGTAAACTTTCTTAATTCCTTCTTGCCACAGAGCCATTATGCAATCGTTACATGATTGTCCCGTGATATAAGCTATTCCGTTATCTGGACGTATGACACAATTTGATAGAGCATTTCGTTCTGCATGGATCATCCAGGGGTATTTATCTGGTCTAGTATTTGGAAGTTTAGAATCGTCTAGTCCTTTTGGAAAACCATTATATCCAACACCAAGAATTCTGTGATTATTATCTGTTATAATGCATCCATGCTGTGTCTGAATATCGTGACTCCTAAGAGACACGACTTTTGCCAAGCCTAAAAAATATTCGGTCCACGATGGTCTGTCCATAACTGTATTATATTGAATCCGGGATAGGTCGCAAGTCATGGACAACCTAATCCACTACATCTACCAATGACCGTGCCCTCATTATATGACGGAGGAAAGAAATATGCATCACCGTATACTGTTCCTCTGTTTATTGATGGTATCAAAGACCCATTTGCTCCATCTGTATTTTTAAAATAACCATTGCCTTGAATTATACCATCATTGTAAGATCCATAAAATGTTCCACTACTCATTAATATTCCTTGGTTAATAGATGAATCAATAAATATGGCATGCCCGGCCACTACTCCTGTCATTGGTTGCTGCTGGTTTCCATACTGATCTATATTGGATTTTAGTCCATTAATTGATTCTTCTCTGAATTCACAATTATTAGTAACCGATCCGTAATTGGTTGAACTAATAAATAATCCGCTACCATCTATTATTCCACTATTTATTGATTGATTAATAAATTCAGCATATATATTTATGATCGCAGATTCACCATTAAAAGAAAAATATGATAAAGATGCTCCTTTTGCTAAGGTTCCTTGGTTTTTTGATTCTGTCATAATAGAATAGCCATCCACGGTTCCATAATTAATGCTCTCAGAAAATAAAATAGAGTTAATATCATTTTTTATAGTTCCAAAATTTATTCCGCCAAAAGTTATAATCCCACCATAATTGCTTGTTGAGCTAGATACTTCTATATTTCCAGAATTGACACCCGTAAAATTAATGTCACTATCAATTAAAGAGATAAGACCCATATTTATGTCTGTAAAACTAAAATCAATTCCACTAGATTTTATTACTCCACTATTTACTGAGTCCGAGAAATTTATACTTTCTTTAATATCTTTAATATAACCATGGTTATCGGAGTATGTAAATATAACATTCTCTGTACTATCAATTATTCCTTTATTTGTTGATCGACCAATCGTAGGATGAAATTGATTAAAATAATTTTTGACCCCTATAAAAGAACAATTAGATCCACTTAGAAGAATGCCATTATTTACAGTATAATAATTTCTAAAAAATTGCTCCCCAATAGAGGCTGAGAATAAAGTATTTCCTACTATAAATCCATTATTAATTGCGTTATCAAAAAAATATCCCCCAGATAATGGACTATTGTTTATGCTTCCTTGCATAAAAGTGAAATGTATTCCAGTATACATAGAATTATTTATACTTGATCCATAAAATCCTGCTCCTCCATCGCATTGACCAATGTTAACGGCACTATCAAAAAAAGATGCTGAGCCCAGAACGTGCCCCATATTTTTTGACCAATTAGCAAAGACAGGATTTTCAGTTATAATACCATAATTAATAGAACCTGATTCAAATAATGCCCCAGTTTGTATGACTCCGAAATTTTTTGCGTCTTCACTGAATGTTGGTATTTTTTTGCAAATTCCACTTAGTGTATTTTGAGAATTACATGTAAATAATATTGTATTACAATCTAGCAGTCTTTCATTTTTAGAGTTATCACAAAAAGTTGCAGAATTTATACACTCTCCTCTATTTATGGATCTGCTATAAAATTCACCATTGCTCACCGTACCAGAAATAGAATTTTCTGATTGATCATAAAATGAAGCATTAGTAATTTTTCCATGATTTTTAGATTCATTGAATAAAAAACCATAATTTATATCTGTTAATTCAAGAGAATAATTTATTGTAGAATCATATAGTGCTACTATATAAACTCTACCTAGATTAATACTTTTATTTTTAAAAATACCATAATTTACAGTACTATTTAATCCACTGCTATTAATGCTATAATTATTGAATACTGCCTTATCAGAAACTATGCCTGAATTAATAGTTCTACTATTAAAAATAGCATAATTGATTGTACCTTTATTAACTGACTGATCTTCCAATATTATAAATCCGCTAGAAGTACCTAGACATATTCCATTATTTATAGCATTTTTATTAAAAGTTGTTGATCCACTTGTAAACGAAATTGTTCCAACGTTAACTGAATCTAATCCAAATGACGTATTGGATTGTGATATACTTGCAGAATTATATCCTGTTAAGTTAAAAGTAATGGTAGATAAATTAATATTTCCATAATTTATAGATGTATTGAAGTTATATGTTCCATTACTAAGATTACCATAGTTTGTGGATTTATTAAATACTATGCTTCCACTATACATATCTCCATAGTTATTGCTATATTGATTAAATGTTGCAGATCCGTCTAGTCCTCCGTTATTATCGGAATAATTGTCGAATGTCGAGGTTCCTGATAGTGTTCCGCCATTAGTTGAATATATAAATTTTGAATTACCAATTACATTGCCATTATTTATCCCACTAGTACACTGTAAACTACCAGAAATATTTCCATCATTAGTGGATTGAGTATATATACTAATATTTCCTACAACATCACTAGAGTTTGTGGAGTTACTATGTAGTATTACTGTTCCAAGAATTCTATTATTGTTAGTGCTATTACCACTAAAATAATAAAATGATCCAGAATTTATACCATTGTTAGCACTGTTGTCTATGAAATATCCTTCTGAAAAAGTTATACCATTATTGATTGATGAACCACTAAAAATACATCTACCATAAAGTTCAGATTGCTGTGAACTTGTTGATTCATTATAGAAAGAACTATTTCCATAGCATTTTCCATTATTTTCACTGTTAAAAAACTGACTCTCTGATTGCAATAATCCATTGTTAATTGCAGAATTTTTAAATATACATAGACCTTCCATAGTACCATTGTTGGTGCTGTCATCCAATATTGACGATGGTGCTGTTATACTACAATTTTTTGTGATTATACTCTTATTATTAAAATGCGCTCCAAGCGGAACTTTTTTGATAGAGCTTGGATCATCTGTTGCTATATCTTCTATAGCAGAGGACACTTCATCTGTATTTGAGGCACCACCAACAGTTATAGTAGTAGTTATTCCACTAATATTATATGGTAGTATATTGCTATATAATATAGATGCATTCGAAATAAATCTTTTTGATGTATTTATTTGAATAAATGGTGAGGTTTTTTGGCTTTGGGAATATAAATCAACCTTATACAAATAAATATTTTTTGCTATAATTTCACCAAAATTCATAGGCTTACGAGGCTCATTGTCATTATTTGCCCCTATTAGAAATAAAGTATTTTTTACATTCAAAGATTTTATCCCATTCAAAGATTTATCTCTTGTTGGCAATAAACATGCGTTGATTTGGCCATATCCTGCAGGATCAAGGGATACAGTGGGCGGCTTGACTACTATTATATCTGTTTCGCGTGTGGGCAATGAGTCTGATTGATCAGATAAGTTAGAATTAGTGAACCATTTTGATAGATCGCAATACGACATAAATCACCCTGTATTAGTCTGCTGCTTGGGTGCCATCAAGATACAAGACCAATTCTTCTTCATACGAGTTTTCTCTGACTTTATAGAATTGAGTATAATTCAATTCATTTTTTGGAAATCCGTCATAAAAAGATAGGGCAAAAACCATTCCTAGTGCTTTTTGTTTTGTGTCGCAAGACCACGGAGAGCATAGTGTGTCTCCTATATCTGAATTAACGCATCCTTTAACCTCCGGTTCAGCAGGATCAGCAGGCTTATATCCTTTGCATGATTTTTGATCAGTCCTCAACAATTTTAGCATACATTTCAAATGAGATTCTGTAACTAAAAAACTGCCATCTGGAATCGGTCCCCATGTAGGATGTCCGCCATCATTCCATTTTCCCCAGCTATTGGCTAATAAAAATACACATTCATTATAGTCTACTTTTCGATCATCATATCCTATTATTGCATATGAATGATACCATATTCTATCGGGATATGATAGACCAGAAGAATCTCTCACATTAGAAAAACCAACATTGGTCATTATAACAACGCCATAACCATTATAACACAAATCTTTAATAGATTGCATTATATCTTCGGACGATCTGGAATGTAAAAGAGATATTGTTTTTACTCTCTGTATTCCAGGAATATTATTATCTTTACAATTTTTTAAGGGAGAATTACTGTAATCTATATCTGTGTGCGTTATATAATTGTATCCATTAATTTTTTGGAAATATTTTAGCAGTAGATCGCCTGGACAACTATAAAAATTTGGTCCACTATTATTTAGTAAATTTACATATCCTCCATATGATTTACGTTTTAATATTCCAATATGTATCAATGGATATTCTTCTACTGGTAAATTAATCTCATCTTGTGTGATGTCGTAATATCTTCTTGAACCAAGACCCACCCTAAACTGAGCGTCTCTTTCTCCGGTAACATCATCACAGCAGAGATTCATTTGTTGGACACAGCTCAGTCCTCCGGTACAGCATGGATCCTTGCTATTATCTTCTTTGCATTCTTTGCAAGGACTACAAATAGCTGGCTTGGTTCCATCTCCATCAGTTTTGCACTTAAATTTTGGAGACCCTAATGCGGAGCCTTGATTGCTGCCTGTAGATTGATTTCTCCATGAGGGGAGACAGTCCATATCTCCGCAACCCGTTGCTCTATCATAGAATGCCTTTCCTGCGTCAACTAAATTTGGTCCTAGAGTCATTAAACAGTCGGTAATAAAATTATCACCAAAATGTTGCATATACTCCGTAGCACCTCTATGCTCCCAACTGGTATAATTTTTACTCTTTTCTAAATCACAAGCTCTCATAATGTCACAAGCATTTCTTATTGCGTGTGATGTTCCACTTTTAATATCTGGTTGAACTTCTGTGAATGCTTCTACGTCGAGCCTTTGTAGAAACCTAAAAGCTAAGCACAATTTGTCGGATCCAGTATTCAATATGCCGGATGGATTTTGTTGAGGAGTTTGTTTTCCAAATGGTGCCTTATCAAAGCAAGGATACTTAAGCTGTTTCAGAAAATTAGATAATCTTTGAAGATCATACGGGGTTCCTGCTCCTATATCTCCTTGTTGTTGACCCAAAAAATCAGAATGCCCAGGCTCACACGGCTCTGCTGTATACTGATAATACAATTCCTTTGGACTTAACATTATATGATATCATTTTTGGTTAAGTTTGTTATAAAGTACAAGAGCTAAAACAGAACCAGCAACACCCATAACTAATCCAGCTGGTGAAACAGTTTGATACTGACCCAGAAGATAAAGAATGGCACCTCCCAAATATGAGCCAGCAACACCAAGAGCAACAGTTTTTACAAAACCGAAATTTTCTTCTCCGGGTACTATGCTTTTAGCAATAGCGCCGACAAAAATACCATATACACACCATATTAATATACTAAACATTTGCAGCCTCCACTAATGAATAAACTTCATCATCCTTGAGATTTTCGCCAACATCCATTAAACTTTCTGTTAGTTTGATACTATATTTTTTATATTGTTCTGAATTAAGATGCTTTTTAATAATACGTTTTATACGTAGTCTGGTAAACCATCCTCTTTTTTTGCTGAATGTTCTTATAGACTCACCGTAAATTGGTGTTTTGTCTTGGGCTGTCATATTTTCAGTTTTATTTTTATTACATTCTTGTAATACTCTTATTAAAGTTAAAATAATGCTAATTACCATTAGTATAGCTATAACACTACCAAATTCTTCTTCCTCTGGTATGCCAGCTTTGTTCATTACATTTTTAGCGATGCCTTTAACTTCACTGTTCATGATATTTACCTTTGTAAATTAGTGCATGATCCATCATTGCATCTGGGTTTAGAATTTAGTATAATTGGTGGATGTACAATAACTTTTGGTTTACTGTATGCTGGAGCAGTCGGCTCAGGTTGTTTGGTGTCTGGTATACAGTAGCCACACGGCACCTTGGTTATTTTATCTCCACTGACATAGTAACCTTTACCTAAGCATATTGGACAATCTTTTCTTTTATATTTTTTTGTATTATCTACATGTTGAGCTTTTACTATTCCTCCGGCAATAAGAACAGAAGCTGTTGAAGATAAATCAGCAGAGTAAACAGATGATCCCGAAAAGATTACTGTTATAATTAATAAAATTGATATTATTTTATTCATCTTTATTCCTCCATGGGAGAATTTTTTTTCTTTTTGGTTTTGGGATATCTATATCATCTACGCTTTTAGGCGCAAAAATTTTGAGTAAGCCTAAAATAAAATTGGTAATAATACTAATAAGTCTATTTAATACAATTTGATCTATAATCTTCATATAATTACCTATGATAGTAGGTTATCGAAGTTGGAGGAGGATTAGCTCCCAAATAACATCGCTCATCTGTATACCACTGATTATTAACTGTTCCAATTTTTTGATTATTTGTATAAGGTATTATACCACTATATACACCGGTATTGGCATAAAAATCGACCCAATGCCTTTCATATATATCATTAAAGTATTTTTGTATTTTCCATCTGTATGGATATACCCCTGTTGAGGATAGCGCTATTCTATACCATGAATAACCGGTCCTTTTACTAAAGATATGTCCATATTGATCTGTACTATCTCTTGTGTAATCATATCCACCATTATGAGAGTATGTATAAATACCATTTACTTCCGAAGAACCAGCCCCGGTGATAACTATAGTTGGAGCACTAATATATTCTGTGTCTGGAATAATATAAACTTTGGCCGTATTAGAGCCAGAATCTATACTCCAGTAAAGATCCCATTTATTATATTCTGTTCTAGTTACAACAGGAGAAGAAGTAGGATCATTATTATTTGTTGTAACATCACAAACAAATAAATTACTCTGTAAGAAATTTCTTATATCGCTTGGCAAACCACCTGTTGATCGTATCAGTATGTTAGAATTAATAGTAGATGGATTAAAGTCATAAATATCTACTACTTTACCATTAAATAATTGACCAGTAATTTGTACTGGTAAAATTCTATATGTATAAGTAGCATCAGAATTAATAAATGGAGAACCACTATATCCACTATATATAATGTCTGTAGAAGTTATTGAATTATTAATCCATACAGAATCTGGAGGAGCTACTTGCTCATTCTGTCCACACAAGAAATCTGTTCCTATAAAATTATATGATGGCCAACAATAGTTTGTTAATATTCCAGTAGTTGTACTAACACTTGTTGGAGTATCAACAAAAGAACATGGAAGGCCCGCTCTGCATGAGTAAACAAAGTCCCATGTAGCTTTGACAGGTATTTTATTATCAAAATATTGTCTATCATCAATCCAATCTCCATAAAAATTTTGCCATCTATCATATGTTTGTAAAGAACCAAGACCTTGTATTGTAACATTGTCTGGGACATAGGGTCTACCAATAGAATCTATATGTCCTAAAGTAGATCCATCTACTCTAAATGCAAATCCAAGATCAGATACTCCAGTACAAATAGGAGAAGCCAAATTTTCATAATCATAATTATATATTGATATAAATCCCGGACCAATTTCTGTATTAGCAGTTCCTGGGACATAAGATTCTGTATTTTTTATATATATACTATTATTTAAATATGTAGGATTATAGCTATTACTAGGATCGTTAAAGGCTCTACCATCATTAAATGGGGATCCACTTATATAATTATTAATACTATGATTAATAGTGTGTGTAGCTCTATCTACAACAACCCAATTCCTATATGGATGCCTCCATCTTATTGGAAGAGCTATACCCACACTTAATCTAGAACCCATGTTAGATGTTCCAAAATCACCAAACAAGTTATCTCCAGTACATGGACATGGTGGTTGAACGGCGGTAAAAACTAATGTAGCAGGAAATGCGAAAGCATCTTCAAGAATAATTGCTGATGTATTATTTTGATCATTATAGTAAGATGTTTTTAATTCTAAATAACCTTTATATAAAAGGTTTTCTGTTGTCTCTGCTAGTCTTGCCAGCGTTAGATTTCTATAAACTCCTCCATAGTCATCATGATCATACGTTCTAAGATTATGAGTACTTTCTCCACTATTAAATATCCATCCACCAGCTGTTAACCATGTTGATCCATTACCGTAATCAAATACATAAGTACCTGAAAAAACTGGATCATCTATAGTGATTTTAATTTTATTTGAGATAGATACACTATAATTAGAATTACATAATAATTCTGTAGCATATGATGGGGGATCTATTCTTTGTGTAGCTAAATAATTATTTTTTGATAATGTCATAGTATGAGTTTTGTCATTATTACAATGACCTGGATCCCACGGTTCAAGAGAGACATGTGTAGGATCTGTTAAATTAAAGCAAGTATATGTTGTGGTAACAATTCCATTAGTACCTGTGTTATAAATTCCTGGCGAACCAGTGGCCCAAGCATTTCTTTTTATATTGTCAAAACCGACTTCATAGCCTGGTTCTGGATGTGGATTTCCGCTTATATCAACTGTAAACCAGCTATTATTAGGAAGAGCCCATACTGTTTCAAGCACATTGTAGGATTCTTTTTCACAAGCACTACTGTATCCGGTACCAATTATATTACCAAAATTATCATATTCCCAATAAAAAGAGGTTCCAGTTTTTGCAACACCAAAACTTACTCCAGTAATTGGAACAGAATAGTAGTTTGATGGAGGACTTCCAGAGGGGGCGCGTAATATAAGGTCTAATGAAGAGCCTATTCCGTCATAAGTAGGACCATAATCACTTGTTACCATATTATAGTATCCAAGTTTGACAGACTGATCTAATTTCCATGAACTTCTGAAATTTGATAATATTTTATCTTTTAATCCAGAATAATAAGATATTATAGTACCAGCCTCGGTGTGTTGTGGTTCTCTTAAAGAGTAAGGTGCTACGTTGATAAATACTGCGGATTCTCCAGGATCAAGAGTTGTCCATCCGCTCGGTATAAGAGGTATTCTATCGGTTGTAGGTGAGGTCATGGGTCCATGGACCATACCATAAATATGTAAGCCAGATATATTAACACTTGATGTGTCAAAATTTGTTATCTCAAACCAATCCGGACCATTAGGGTTATAATCAGTATTCTCTAAATATCCATTCACCCAACCTTCTGATATTGTTCCATATCTTAATCCATGAGAAGGCATAGCTTCTGTTATACCAATTTGCATTGTTGGAGCATAGTCTCTGTAATAAATTCCTGGAGATCCGGTTGCAACTATACCTTGTCCAGATCCTCTATATCCGCCTCTTTCGCCAGCTTCTCCAATAGGTGGCCCTACGACTCTAATATTAGTTATGCCTGTATTAGTAACAGATTTATCGTTAGAATTATATTCCCAATAGAATGAACGATTGGTTATAGCTTTACCAAAAGATACTCCAGTGAAATAGACCCAAGAATTTTGGGAAGAACCAGAAGGAACAAATAAGTGAGTACCATCTCCATTAGAACTAAACGACACAGCAGATCCGAAATAATATCCTATCTTGGTAGTAGATGGCAAACTCCAAAACTGTCTAAATGCTGGAATAGCCACAGCTGGATTATTTGTTTCAATAAATACCGCCGACTCACCAGAACCTAAAGATGTCCAACCGGATGGAATAATAGATACTGCATAATCTATGCTCTTACTATCATCATCCATTTTCCATCCAGAAATATTGATTCCAGAAGTATCAAAATTTGTAATTTCAAACCAGTCCGGGGCCGAAGATAATCCATATTTTGCAGTAGAGTTGCTCATAACTTCTGTTATTCCAATTTTCATAGTAGGAACATATGGAGTATCACCAGGTGGCGTTACGGTACTAGATCTAGCTAATATTGGTTGTGCGGCAAATCCCCAGAGGTCATTAACTCCTTTAGGAACAACACTAAAATATAATCCTTCAAATAAGTTTGAAATATCGCTCATTTCACTTTGTAATATAGCGTATAAAGAGTCCATATTTCCAGAGGATACTGTATAAGTAGTATTAGTAGTAGTCATTCCATGACTAGTATTCGAAGAAGAATATCCTCCGTAGCGATACTTATGATCCGTAGAAGCTAAAAATATAATTTCATAAGTAATATTAGAAATAGATTGACTAGAAACATTCGTTGTGACAGGATCCCAATTCATTACAAAATTACCATTAACTAGTTGACCATTAAGATTGGTAACTGGTCTTGGTCTACCTAGAAAGTAATCTACTCTATCATCACTATTTTGTATGAAACTTATTAAGTTATTTTTTGCAGATGTGATGGTTGAAGATGTTGTGGAAATTGGTTGTTTAATATCGCTATTAAAGGTATCTATTTTTTGATCAAAGATAGTATTAATATAGTTTATTATATTAGAATCATTTTTTAACCAATTATTGAATGCTACTAGTTCTGTAGCAAACTGGGTGAGTGTTGTATTATTTGCCCAGCATTGTTGTAAAAATCTACCATAGGCAAACCATCCTAATGCATTAAGAGCATCCTCACTACAATAACTATCTGAACCCCATGGTATTACATGAAATTTATTATTGTTATCAGCAGCTAGATAACTATTATTTAAAAAGGTGTTGTATCCATCCATTTGCCCCAACAAAAGTTCAATAACAGCAAATTTAATGAACTGATTAATATTAGCATAATTGGAAAAATTAGTATACCAATTAGAGGTAGAAGCCAACGCTGTTAAAAAATTGTTAATATTAGAACGACTCGATCCATATTCTCTGCTATAGTATAAATCACTAGATGGAACATTTAGTTCTTGATTACTTGTTGTTACTCCTAATTCATATAATCCTGTAGTATTATTTGTGCCAAAAAATTCATTAATCTTGTAAAGATTTTTTAAATTTTCTACATTGGTATATTCACCATAATCAGTGTAGAATTCTACTTCTACACTAGACAGAGTAGGCAAAGTATATTCTGTACCATTTAGAACATCAGACACTTTAAAAGATGTATCTGTTTTCCCGGAAGACATCACATAAAAAATGCTATCATTTGATATGTTTCCTAAACCAACAAATTTTACTCTCATTCCGGGAAACAAGTAATGATTACTATTGGTAGTTATAGTATTATTTGTTACGCTAGTAATTTTAGTAGTGCTATCATTTATAAAGACTCTAATAAAATTAGTTCTAGGCGCCAACATTCCATAGTCTCTATATATTTTATATATAATATGTTCTGTTATTTTTGCTGGACTCTGTATCATATTATTTATAGTCAGATCAGTAGCGAGACCTAATCCACCTATTGATGATGATGATTTAACTCTCAGCGGCATCTTTCTATTGTATGGTAAGAAACTTCCAAACCCTTTAACTCTTGCTTCTACATTATGGGGACCGTATTTTTGAACTATATTATTTATTTTATACGAAATAGTAAGTTCAACAGGAGAATAGGTTTGTTTCCATCCGAGAGGATTTTGGCCACGAGCAATAATCTGTTCATCAGTGAGAATGGTAGGAGCTAAAAATTTTTCTGGATCATACAGCATTCTTGACGGACCATAGTTTTGAGCAACTTCCATCAAGTTTGCCTTAGCTGTGCTGTCTATCCTAAAATCAAAGCTAATATCAGAATTTATAGAATAAAAATCTTCTGGAAAATTAAAAATAATTCCATCATTATTGTAGACATATATTTGATTGTTTTGAAAACTAACATAAAATTTATTATCTAGTTTTCTAACGCAAAAATTTGTCATAGATAGTCAAAGCCATAATCCGGTAATTTCTGAAGTGGGAATCCATCAAAATTACTAAATGCATAACTACCATTAGCAGCTAGCATTCCGGCTGCAACTTCAGCCCTGATAAGAAAACTTCCATCTGGAATCGGACCCCAATCTGGATGTCCACCGTCGTTCCACTTACCCCAACTATTTTGCACTAGGAATAATGGCTCACTACCAGTATCATCACAGGCTATCCAAGCCATACAATGGGCCCAGTTACCACTAGTATTAGCGATACCTTTTTTATCTCGCTTATTACTAAATCCATAATTAGAGCATACAGCTAATCCATAACCATTAGCTAATGCATCTCTTGCTTCTTCAATAGTTTTTATGAGACTGGCTGTTTTAATTTGATGATCATTAGCAAGATCAATAACAGGATCTGGCAATCCTCTGCCTCCCCAGCCTGCTCCTAAACTACCATTGTATTTGCTAAAATCAGCCACACCCTTATAGTTTTTACGAAGTACTATTCCGCCATTTTCGCTAACGAAAGTTGCTGCTCTAGCACAGCTCATGCCCTCTCCACCGTGGCCTCTTGCTCCATAAATTGCTTCAGTTGCACCTCTAGCAATCCATGCTTCGCGTTCACCATGAACATCAATTTCTACGGCTCTACTCACATCACAAGCGTTTCTTGTTCCATGGCTTACGCAATCTCCAGTAGTTTGCCTTTCTTCGTATGCCTTTTTATCAAATTTTAAAACGCTTTTATATGGTGTAGAGAGTTTGCCTTTTCCACTATTTTTAAATTTCTTTCCGATAGCATCTCCAAATAGGGGGTATTTACTGTTTTCTAGTAGTTGGTCAAACACATGCTGTTCCCATAGACAGCCACTAAAACCTTTTCTATAATTGTTATAGAGTTCGTCTGGAGTGTATCTTGGCATTATTTGCTTCCTTCATTGCAGGCCCACGCTAGTACTCTGAAGCCTTCTACGGCTTTAGTTCTCAGGTCGCTATTTAATAAAAGTTGATCGTCCCCCACTGATTGCACAATCAATGCTTGTGCTGCTGCTGGCAAATCTGGATATTTACCTTTAATATTCAGTTTTAACATCGCACCAGATAGTCTATTGGCCTGTCTGATTTCTTCTGTATTAGTAATTACTTGATCCTCTCCGTCTAGTGATATCAAAGTAGCTACATCATTATATAGTTTAGCTAATTTTTTACCGTCTACAGATCTATCATTATTAACAGATAATGCTTTTATAACATCATCACATTTTGCCTTTAGTTCATCTGATGTTGGAGCAACAAATTCTTTTTCATCAATTGATACAACTGATTTATTGGTAAAAAAATTATTAATAAATACTGGTTTAAATAAACCAATTGTTAATAATAGTCCTGCTAAAATTAATAGTTTATTATTCATCATACAACCTTATCCTTTGCGTCTTCTTTTTGACAAGAATTTGGACTTAAAAATGGAAACATATCATCAGCTACTTTTACTGCTTTATCACATCCGCTCTTAACAGCAAGATCTCTTGTTTTTTTCCAAGACGATACTAGTTCAAAGAAAGTGTTATCTGTGCTAACAACATTCTTAGTATCTGTTTTGATTACATTGACTATTGATGATCCTAGGGTTTGTGGAGCAGCTCTATTTGCAATTAATTTTTCATATGTATTTTTAACAAATAATGCTACTGGACTTAATTTATCCTTAAATAAAATCCATAGTATTAATCCTATTCCAGCATATAACGCCAAATCCGTTGGTGTTGTTTTGGTTGCGAACTGATCAAAACTCTGAGTCAAAATTTCAGTATTCATACTATTCCTCTGATTATTAATTTTTAGAAAAAACACCGACCTGTTTGAATGTTGTAACCATTGCATCTATTGATGATCCAACAAGAATCATCAGAAATGTTTTGACGTACTTATGTATTATAGGCTCAATAAATAGCGGAACAAAGGGGATATCTATAACAACAAAAACGCTATTATAGAATTTATCTAATAAATCCATCGCTATAATTTTTTTATCTGGTCCTGAAATATCTTTAGCATTAGCTTGTATGGTTTGGATCACACTAGCAATAGTTAGCTGTAAAATTTTCCAAACTTGAGATATAGCAACTTTTTTAATCTCTCCTAAAGCTTCTTTAGTTTGATTTATTAGATTTTCTAATTCTGGTTTTAGAAGTTGTTCTAGTTCTTGTATTGTCATTTTCTGTACCTCTTTTGCGAACACTTTTTTTATTAGCTTCTTTTCTTTCAACTGGCGATGCTGTGCTCCACCAAATTTTCTTTATTTCATTTCTACCTTTGACATATCTAAATAATACTGTGAGCTGTCCAATAATTAATACCACAGCTTCCAGTCCTTTGCTTGTTTCATTAATTAAATCTTCTTTTTGATTATTACTTTCTAATAATCCTAATAAATATAATCCGCTAAATAGAAAACTAACTAGCGTAAACCAAAATTCACTGGTTCTGTAGCCTGGCTTAATCATATTAATTACCTCACAATAAAGTTATACCAAATCCCAAACGACAGTATCTCCTAAATACACCCTATTAACAGATATATTATTTAATTTTAAAGATCCTGGAATAGAGGATCCAAATTTTAATTTTTGTGTTGATATTAAATTGTTTCCGCTACTATCAAACAATTGTATATTATCTCCAGTAGCAATATTTATAGTCTTAAAACTATCTGTTTTAATTGAATACTGAGTAGATCCACCAGAATTATCATTAGTAGATAAAATTAAACTATATTGTCCAGCTATTAATTCATAATTAAAATTAAATGTTACATTACTGAACGTTGTAGAAAAAGATGTATAAGGTACAAAAAGCGACAGCAACTCTGATCCTGAACCATTAAGTCCAGAAAAAATCTTTGCCGTTACCCCGTCTGACGATGACGATCCTCTTTTCATACTAAAAATTCCGTCACCAATAGTATATTTTCCGTTGAGTGTAAAATTAAAAGCTCTACTATTTCCAGAAGATATTGGATTATTTGCTCCATTGATATCAGTGGTAAAATTAACAGTTGGCATAATTATACTATTACGTAAAGAGTATTAGGATCGATACTAGATAAATTATTATAATCTGTTTGACTAATTTTAACTAAATTAGAAACAGCAATAGCGCCCGATATACCTACAGTATTACTGAAAACTGCTTTATTATTATTTTCCCATAATGATGTTCCACTATTATAAACTAGCACATCATTATTTTGAATACTATTAATTTTGACATTATGTAATTCTTCTAGTTCATAGCCGTTTTGGATTCTAACTTCAACTATGCCTTCATTTTGATGTGTTCTAACTATTGTTCCAACATATACAGCATGATTAGGTGCGGATGGTTTAGTGGTTGTAACTCCGCCAGGAGTGGTAGGACTCAACCACAAAGAAACCCCATTAACATTTCCTGTCGGGGCAGTAGGATTGAATTGATCGGTATTTAATCCACTCAATGCTCCCAGTACAACAACCGGTCCAATACTCATGTGGTCGATATTTGTGGCTGTTATACCATAAGTTTTACTACTAGTATATTCACCACTTGCTACTGCTAAATTAATTGTTGGATTATCTCCATGTCCACCATTTATATAAACAACACTAAATTTAGGAATAGAACTACCAGTTTCATTAAACGCATTTGTCTTTATTACAGAAGCTTCACCGACGAAAGCTGATGTTTGTATGGTTCCATCAGAAAAAATTAATCCTGATGAATTAATTTCCATGTTATCTATACCAGAACCAGGAAATTCTATAGCAGAGTCGCAAATTATATTTGCTAATGTTTCACCATTATTGTAAGTATTTTTTAGTCTTCCTCCTTGCCAATTTAATTCATAACCTACAACACAATTTAAACTAATACCATTGCTTCCTCCAGTGCCATTATCAAATGTTCCAACAGCAACTGTAGAATTATTTGGAAAGATTACCGCTCCATCGTTATTAAATTGCCATTCTTTGATTCCACCACCGGTTCTTATATAAACTACTCCACTTCCAATAGGACTAGTACCGGCAGTAATGCTAACATTTCCACCCTGTTCTGAGGAATTGCCAGCGTTAATACTGACATTTCCTCCTTGATTAAATCCATTACCAGCATCTATATTTACATATCCACCATAACCAGATTCATTGCTATCAGCATCTCCAGCATATATTTTGATGTCTCCACCATTAATATCACTGTCTCCGCCCCACAAATAAACATCACCACCTTCTCCGCCTTGTCCTCTTTGTCCTTGAATTATTATTCTTTGAGAATTATTGCCTGATGTTGGAGTTGGTCCGGTAATGACAGATTGATAATCACCATTGATAAACTGAAAAACTTCAGCAGTTTGATTTCCTCCATTATGAAGATCAATACCTGTAATAGATGTTGCTAATCCTATTGATCCTGATATTGAAACAACTCCGATAGCATCTATTAATTCATTTAAGGATATTTGTTTTGTCACTCCATCGTTGGATGGATTATCCATAAATAATAAAACATCATCACCACTTAAATTTCCGCTACCGTCTGGAAGCTGATTGATTCTTATTATACTCATATTTATGATCCAATTATACTATTATTGCCAATACCATAATAATAGCTTGGGTCGTCAAATCTATTATCGAATTTACTTTCGATAGTAGCAAGAGATGGAGTATTTTTAACATATCTATCATAAACTATAGTGCCTTCTGCTGGAAAACCTGTTCTTCCGCAAGTAACCACCATAGTACCATTTTTAATTGGTTGATCTAATTTAGCTAGAGTGATATCAGTTGCCATTATTATCTCCTTAATAATTTATTAAGATCTTTCTATTCTCTCTTCAAGAGCTTCTAGTGTTTTGCCGAGTGTAGCTATTTGAACTTTGAGTTCGTTCATTACTTCTGTGTTTCTTTGTAACATAGAAGTTAGAGCGGCTTGTGTCTCTTTATTAGTAGCTAGTCTTTCCATTATAAATTGTCTATCTTGTAGATATGGAGATTTTGATTCTATCATATCCGCCACTTCTGCTTTGGTTGCCATATTTTTACCTATGGAGATCCAAAATCCAAGCATCGTAACAATTATTCCAATACTTGTTGTAGCTATATTTTCCCAAAAATGTATAATAGTTTCTCCCATATTTAACCCTTTATAGTAAGAAATACTGTCGTTTATATATACACTAAATAAAAAAGCCAGCAATACTATTGTATTACCGGCTTAATTATTTTAAATTTAATCAGACCAGCTATCAGCCATCTGTTTTTGGCTTATAGTCATTATCAGAGACAGGAACTGGATTACCAAGTTTATAGGTTAGTTGACCTGGTTCTCCTCTTGTTGGGGTAGCGGCTGTATCTGTTGCTAAAGTATCTACAGCAACAACAGGATATCCTGCATCCCATGTGTTTGTATATCTATTGTACTTATTGGCCCTAATAGCGCTTGTTAGTCTACGAGTTCTCAATACTTCAAGTTTATGAATACTTCTGATTTGACCAGGAACATCGGCTCCGTTTTTCAATGCACTGCTGGAAACACCAGCAATTGTGGTTGAACTGCGTTGAGCAACTGGTTTACTATTGTTGTATGCAAAAGCACCACCACTTACTGCTTTATCAGCCCAATCATTGTCTATAACTGTTGATGCAAAAACTGTTGTATTATATCTGCTGACACCCACATTCGTAAGTTTGACAGATGAGCCAGAGCGGGTGGCAACGCCCCTATTGTTAACTGCGCCACTATTTTTTGTATTTGGAGGAACTGAGTAATCTGTACCATTTACTTTTGCTGTAGCCATTTTTTTCTCCATATGAAAGGGTGAACAAATTATTATACCCTAAAAATAAAAAATTATCTATTTTCTTGCAAAAGTTTTAGAGCATTGATCGAATTGACCTTAATTCCATAAGGGTTAGTTTTTTGAATATTATGAACTTGGCCAGTATTCCAGACATTGCCATTACAAATAATATTGATCTGAGGAACTTTTTTATTTATAAGGGCAGCGGCAAGTATGTTGTCATTAATATCATCTAATAAATATCCAGTAGATGGATATATTGTTTTAATATTATTAACTAGAAATATTTGTGCTACTTTATATAGAAGTTCATATGTAAACAGTCTATATTCTAAAATATATCGTAATTCTACATTATTTTTAATACATAAATCTTGAGTGTGTTTGATTTCATCTCTAAATTTTTCGTATTTGCGATTGCAAAAATAATACGGTTGAGCTACAACATTTATAATATTTGCACCACTTTTTATTGCAGACTCGATAGAGAAGAGTCTGGTCTTTGTATCAGATACTCCTAGAGGATAATCTATTGGAGTAGATATTTTAATGTTTTCTGATAAAGAATTTCTGACCAATTTGATATGATGCAAAAAAACACAGATCGCATCAATTTTTTGTAAAGATGTATCTTTTAATATTTCTTTTAGCTCATCATCTGATGTTGCAAGATCATAGAAAGAGAATTCTGTTATCATTTAAATTTTTTGTATGATTTTAGATGTTCGATGCTAGGGAACGCTTTACTTCCTAATACACCATCTGCGAATCCATAATTTACTGATTCATCAGCGTTTAGGATCCAATCACATTTGTTGGCCAACTGAGAAACTATATGTTTTCTGGCCATCATTCTTTTCCAATTTTTTTCTTTGGCTAAATGACCAGTCATACATTTATCAGTAAAGATATCAATCATTTTGTCGCACTCTCTTTCGTTCCACTGAATGCTACTGGCTGCTGCTTTGGAGTGTTCTTCATTTATACTAAATGAACCATAATGTATCAGAACATTAGTATTTGGCATTAATATCCTAAGATCAGCAGATTGAAAGATAACACTGCTCGCTGATTCAACACTACCATATGCAAGAATAATAGTTTTGGATTTAGAAAATTTGATTGCATCATAAATACCTAAACAATCTGACCACATACCACCAGGAAGATGCATATGTATAAGTATCGGATCATTGGATACTGTATTTAAATATCTAAGATTTTTTTCAAATGTTGTAGCTACTCTATACTCTACACCGGCCTCATCAGATGAGTCTATGTGAGAATGTAAATATATATCTCTATTTTTTGAGTCTAAATTAAAAGTATGAATAGTATATAATTCTGTATCATTATTAAGAATATTACTGTTGTTGACCATCATGGTGTTATCCTAAAAATTCGTATACACTATCATTTATTTGTTTCATGACCGTAGGAGCGTCAAAAGCTTTCCCAACACTTATTCTAAATCTATATCTAGTAAATATATCAAGCGTTTCGACACCATCTACATTTTCAATTATTTCACCAATTTTATTTGATATAGTAAAATTTGTGTGTCCAACCCAAAAATTAAAAATTTTACTTGATGCAGTATTTTCTGTATATGGTATTAAACCCATGGGAGTTGCTATTGCTCTAACAGGTTTTTTTAATAGGGGGTTCTCTTCATCTATTTCCATATCGTGATCCATGTCATCATCATCCAAATGATCGTTTTGCATATTATCTGATATGCTTGGATCATCGTCACCAAACGGATCAAACCATTTTTGCCAAATTATCAATCTATCTTCGTTATAAACGTTTTGCATATTATTTTGGTGCTGTGCTATGTTTGAATACCATAAGTGGTCTGACGGATGGTTCTGAATGTTTTTTCTGTAGATCCAATAATTTTGCCCAATTCTTTAATATAGTATTAACAAATAAATAATCATTGGGATTATTTTCATTAATTAAACTATCTAATGTTTTTAGTATTTCACTATTAAAAAATCCAGAAGTAATCATAAAAATTAATGAAGCATACTCTTGCGAAACGTAGTCCATACTATCGGTATTTTTATCATTAAAATCTGGCCAATAACAAACTATGTTGACTGTGCTATCAGCATTAAGTTCAAAATTAATGCTGCACATTGGAGTACTTTCTGGCTTTTGTGCTTTAAGGGGTTCTTGTTTTTTGAAAAATTTTTTAAACATATCTTATGGCCTTTTGAACCAGAGTGTCGGTGCATATCATATTATAGGGCATATAATGAGCTTTTACAAGTTTATTATCTATCGGAAGTATGCATACATATCTTATATTAATACATGATTCTTTTTTTTCTATATCTAATATTAGAGGATTAATTAATTGAGGATTAGTTGTAGTATATTCATCAATCAAGTCAAAAATATAATCAGATATATGATAGTTATCAGATTCATTCATTTCTTTATGCAGTGGAAGAAAAGTAGAATTAGATAAAGAAACTAAACATATATTACTATTTATATATTGTATACAATATAAAAATACGTTACAATTAAACATACTCTCTGATCTTTGATAATCCTTTTTGGATATTTTGTCTAACTGCTTCTCTAGTTACTCCATATTGTTTTCCAATTTCTGATAATGTTTTATCATTGAAATAGTATTCTTTAATCTGTTCTCTTTGTTTTTCAGATATCAGACCGGAAGACAAAAGGATATTTATCTCATTTGCTATATTTTCTTTTTGTTCTTTATTCTCAGCAATAATCGCAGGATCATACTCTAGATTATCTGGAATATTTTCTGAAAACGTTGCTCCACTTTCATTTTCAGTATTATCAATAGAATATTTCTGACTACTCTTTTTATATTTATTCGTGAGATATGTTTTTATAGCCCATATACCACATTGATTTCTATAAGAATACTTAGATTTTCCTTTGCCGTCAAACCCTTTTCTATTGGCATCCCATCTCCAATCAGCGAACATTAATGCTGATGCGATATCAGCAATAGCATCCTCATTATTCAATAATTCTTTTCTCAGAGATGAATAAAAATTAGGGGCAAATTTAGATATAATTTTTTTTGCTAATACTATATATGCAGACAAATCATCAAAATGTTTTTCCATTTTGTTCCTTTTCCTATTTTAAGTTCTTATTTCCTACTTAGTTTACTTTGTCAATTTTTTCCACGTACTTGGATCTGGTCTATCCTTGTCTCCAGGCTTGGCTGGCTTATATTTTTCGCCCATCCTTTCTTTTTTCTTGCGAATATTTTCCCATAGTCCAGGTCTATCTGCCGCAGAGATACTATCGGCAGCCTCAGAGACATACATGATAAAATCATGAATCGTTCTCATGTAGTCCTCTGTGATGGCGATCTTACCCTGCAACCAGCTTTCTGTCAAGTTTTCTTTTATTTTTGGGTCGTCGATGGCATCTAAGATAGCCTGACTATGAGACATGATCGCTTTTAATGAACCTATATTCATTTGATAAAAATCATTTTTGTATTCCATGAGTTCAGTCTCTGGAGTCTCTACTTCGGTTTCTTCTATCTGTGTAAAATCCTCATCTTCGGCTTTTGATGTTTTTTCACTAAGAATTTTATTAATAGAATTTAAGATATCATTAATACGATCCATAATAAGTACCTTTCAATATTTAAAAATTTATTTATTTTGAATTTAAACCTGTAATGTCAAGAAATTATCTATACCCATTTGTTCGATTAATTTTAGATAGCTTTCATATAGCTCTATGCCATCTTCACTACCTTGTAACAAAGGAATCATTATATTAGCAGTGATTTCATCCCCAACTGCTCGTGCAGCAGTAATTGTTGCTTTTTCTGCTGCGGCTGCTTCTCTAACACTATTCAGATTATACTCAATCATAGCAACCATATTATGGCGTGTCCATGATGGCGGACTCACTATTAATGGTTGATAATCAACATCAAAAAATTCTAATCTTTTTATATTTATAATAGCGTGTTGATGTTCTTCCTCTGCGTCTTTTCTGATAATCTCAGATAGTTTCTTGTAGCCCCAACGCTCAAGATGGATTGCTTGTGCGGATAATGCTGTTGTTTGTTGCCAATGAATATTCAAAGATTGTTTGAGTAATTCTATAACACTTGATGTAGTATATGTTTCTACTTCTTGTGCCTTGATTGTTTCTTGTGTATTGGTTGTTTCTTCTGTAGGATTAACTGTTATTGTTATTTCTTGTGATTCAATGAGTTTTTCTATTGATTGCATTTTAATTCCTTTTATATAATTTACCACGCTTTGCAAGACCAATATCTTGCTTTCCATTTTGGACCAGGATTATCACAATTATGTCTTGCTCTGAAACTTTTACGACGCTCAGGAATATTTTTCTTTATTTTCATGTTTGGGTCGCCAAAGTTTACTTTAACAATATTTCCTTTGTCATTTTTGACATAAACACTGAATTTTTTGGGTCCATCTGGAGTTCTAAATGGTTTATTTAAGGTTACTTTCCTACCATTTTTTTCTGCTGCTACAATTTTGTCATCTTCATCATAAACTACATCAGCTTCTATTTCCCATATAAATTCATTCCATTCATCGTCCCAGCTGCAATTAGCTGCTAATAATTCATCATGAACATCTTCTATTAATGAAGATTTTGTATTTTTTTTACTTTGGCCCAAACAAATAGCAACTCTTTGCTTAGGATCAGGGTAATCCTTTTTCATTACTTCGTCGCCCATGCAGCGACCTACAAACTTTTGTTTATCTTCGTCTTTATGTCTTGATGGTATTGGCATATAGTGTCTCCTAGTCTCTCATACACCCTAAAAGTTTATCGGCTGAATTTTTCCAACTAAATTCTTCTGCTGTTTTAATTCCATTGTTATTTGTCAATATTCTATTTTTATAGCAATCTCTCATGTAGGCGATAATTTGATCTTTTTGTTCTTGGCCTATTTTTGCCCATTCGCCTGTCCCATCAAACCATAGATCGTCTTTTGCTGACTCCATAGAGTCTATGTCTACTAGGTAAGAGTTGTCAGAATTGCAAAACTCTGTATGTGCCGAATAATTGGTGACTATTACTGGCTTACCCATTGACATTGTCTCTATAAGATCCAAGTTCCATCCTTCTGCTCTAGAAATATATAAGCCACAATGACTGTAACTTATTACTCTAGCAAGTTCAGATTGAGAAGATAGTCTAGGAAATATTTTAATTTTTGATTTCATCTTATTGTTAGAAACCATATCCATCCAATATTGTTCCTTTTCTTCATCTAGAAAAGGGTTATGTGTCACCATCCATAATTCAACACTATCGTTTGTGTCAAAAGCTTTTTCAAATAATTCTAGTATTACATCATGAGATTTTCTTTTTTCCCATTTTCCAACTGTAATAAATATATATCTATCATTAATATTATTTGATCCAAAATTTTCTTGATTAAATATTGATCTATCAACACCCAAAGGAACCACACTAATTGGTTTATCGATTTTGTTTTGTAATACAATATCTTTAGCCCAAGATGAGGATACTATAATATGATTAGGAAATTTTAAATGATGTAGCTCTCTATTAGAGAATTTTGTGCTTTCAAAAAATGGATAGGCAAAATATTTACCATTACCAATTTTTCCAGCCAAATCAAATTGGTGCCATATTTTTAAGAACGGTGCATTGTAGTCGAAGTCGGCTTGTCGATTTATACATTCTGCTATGATATCATAGTCTGATTGATTATCTATTATAGGATTGCCCATATGAAACAATGAGACTTTGGATTGTTTATTTAATTCTTTAATAATATTTAGGGCTGCTATTCCATAGCCTGTTCCACCGATTGGACAATTGATATTTATATTCATTTTTCATATACCTTATTGTGAGTATTATTGACTTGTATAAATGTAGTCTTTTTACCAAAATCTTTTATCTTGTTTGCTCCTATATAAGTACATGCGCTACGAATACCTCCATAAATATCTTGTAATATTTCTTCTGCTCGGCCTTTATATGGCACTGTAACACATTTTCCTTCTGCTGTTCTATATTTTGCTACTCCATTATGATGTTTATTCATAGCATTTTTGCTACTCATACCATAATACTGAAGAGTGGTTTTTCTTGTTTTTGGAGGATCAAATTTATATCCTGGATCTAATGATTGCCAAAATCCCATACTTGTTAAATATTCATATTTCCATTCTCCCTCACATTCATCAGCACCAGCAAACATACTTCCAAGCATAACAAAGTCAGTATTGCCTCCAAATGCTTTGCATATATCTCCAACCACTTTGCATCCTCCATCAGAACAAATATGTCCACCAAGACCATGAGCAGCATCGGCACATTCCATCACAGCACTCAATTGAGGGTATCCGACGCCAGTTTTTAAACGAGTGGTGCATACACTACCTGACCCTATACCGACCTTGACTATATCAACCTCTCCATGCATAATGAGTTCTTCTGTCATTTCTGGGGTCACAACATTTCCTGCCATTAAAATGGATTCCGGAAATAATTTTCTTATATGTGCTGCTGTTTTAACAAATTGTTCAGTGTATCCATTTGCAATATCTAAGCATATATTTGGTCCTGGACGATGTTTGCCTTCTGTCAGATGGTTATGAACATAAGACAATTTTTCTAGATCTTTCTGTCCAGTTCCTATAGAATAGAAAACTAGTTCTTTATTGGGAACATTGGGATCACTATAAAAATCAATATATTTATCTGGCGAATAATGCTTATGTAAACAAGTTATAGCACCGTGCTTGACTAGTGATTTAGCCATAGCAAACGTTCCAACAGTGTCCATGTTAGCAACCATAATTGGTACGACAGATAATTTGCGTGGAGAGTACTTAAACTTAAATTCTCTCTCTATACATACTTCTGACCTACTATTAAGTGTTGATCTTTTTGGGCGAATCAATACATCATCAAAATCTAGTTTTATTTCATTAACAATTTTTTGCATACAAATTATTTCCTATAATTTGGTCATAGATATTTGTCAAAATCATACGAGAGAATTTTTGAGGGGCCAAGGATATCATAATCCGCCATGAGCTTATTCCAATTTTTCATTTCATAAGGATTCTCATAACCATCAATAAACTTTGGACTGATAGCATATGCCATTTTTGAGTCGATATGCATGCCTAGATATCCTTCTAGTCCAAATCGATCATGATAAAAATTTTGCCATGTTTTTGAAAAAATATCTTTATTTTTAAACCAAAAAAAAGCGCCGCTATAATGCCAAGGCACAAAATGTAGTGGACCAATTGGTTTATCTATTTTTAGAGTTCCACAGCATGAATAATTTTTTAGTATAGTACTTATATAATCAAAATTTGTTAAATTACGATTATACATAGTGTACGCCCATAAAAGACAGGCTAAATTAGCGCCTGTATAATACTTTGTTACTCCTTTGGAATGACCATAAAAAGTATATTCATTATCATTTAAAGAATATACCATAGGCATTAATTTATTTATAAAAGGCGATATTTCATACAGTCCATTTACAGAAGAATTATCAGTGAATGTAAAGTATATGTCTTGATATTCACTAAAATTAGTTTGTATAAAATTTTGCGCAATATCTGAATCATTATAATTTACATTAATGATTTTTTTACCATTAAATTTGTGTAAATGTTGTTTTATCTCGCGTATATTAAAATATACTATAGGATTTATATTTATTAAACACAAATGGTATATCAAATTATAGATGGGCATCTTTTAGTTAGGTATATATAACATAAAGAATATCATCATATCTATTTTTATAGCTTCTAAGATCGATTGATTTCGCATTTGATAGATATTCTTTTGGTGTGTGCTGTTTTAAAACTTCTATATGTGCAATATCTTGTATATCTTCTATTACTAGCAGTCCATTTGGCATCATTTTAGTTAAATAATTTTCTATAAACCAAATTTGCGATTCTAATGTGTGTGGACCGTCATCAATAATTATATCAAATTTTGGCAAATCTTTTATTGTATTGAGATCATATGCATCTTTAATTAAGTGTTTAACATTATTTAGTACTTTCCATTTTTCCTTTATATTATCCTCTATATCAATACCAAGAATATTTCCATTATAAAAATACTTTCCCCAAAGATATAGGGATCCACCAGAATTAATTCCTATCTCAAGTAAAGAGATATTTTTATCTTGGTATTTTTTAAAAGCTTCTTCATAAAAATGTTCTACGTATGCGTGTGTAGTATTTTTGTCTGTTCCTATATAGTCAACAGTATTAAGATTGTCTGTTATATTTAGTATTGTGTTTAAATTCATGATAAAATCTTTGGTTCTGGGAGTAATATTAAAAATTTATTTTTGTATCCATATGATTTTAAAGACTTTATGATGAAATCACTAAAATTATGGGCTAGTATAAGTATGAAATCTGGATGTGTTTTCTCCAATATTGATCTCGGTAAGATTTCTATACCAGTTCCTGGCATAAATTTATTTTGTTTTATAGTGGTATCATCAATAATATAATCAATTATTTTATTATCAATATTAATAGCATTTAAGAATGTGCAACCCTTAGCAGCAGCGCCGAATCCAGCTATTGATGCTCCTTTATTTTTTAGATCAAAAATGAAATCATGGCTTTTAGATAGTATATTTTTTATATTTTGTCCCCAAGATATATATTTATCTATGGATGACCATTCAGAATCTATATTTAATCTCTGTTTCACACTATAGTTGCATGGTTGCCATGCTTTACCAAGTTCTCCACATCTAGAAATTAATAATCTAACAGACCCGCCGTGTATTGGATGGTGTGTTATTTTTATGATTCTTAGATCAAACTCTTTTAATAATTGTTGGATTGGAGATATAGTATAATAGTATAGATGTTCATGATATATTTGATCAAATTGATTTGTTTCAATGCTGGTTTTCCAATATGGGAATTCTAAGCACCATATTCCGTAGTCATCTAGACTTACAGAAATAGCTTCAACAAAATCTTTTATCCAATACGTATGTTGAAAACAATTGGTTGTAGTGATCAATTTAAATTTTTTATTTAATGTTTTTGCAAATTCAATATTCCAAAAAGCATTTATAGAAGGTATGCCATTATTATTAGCTTCGCAAACAAGATTTTCTGATGCGTCTACATTCAAGACATTTAGTTCTTTATTCTGTGATAAAAAAGCTTTTAGTAAAGTTCCGTCATTACCACCTATATCAAGGATATTGTCTCTACTGCTAAGATCAAGATAATGATTGACAAAATCAAACATTTCTATGCAGTGCTCAAAATATGGCTTAGATGTATTGGATGTATACAGGTAGTGTTTATAGAGAATGTTAGGATCTACTGATAAAGTCAGTGTAGATAACATACTTTTTGTAAAAAGTTGTACGGATAACGGGAACCTTTCGCAATTTAAAGAATCATTTTTTGATGAACATAAATTATTGACCAATGGCATATTGCCAAGATCAAGATATACAATCTTGTCATCTGAATTTGTAATCGGACACGTATCAATTAGCTGTGTTTGTGTCATGTTCTCTATTCAGAAAAGTTTTTTCTTTTTCAAAATTAATAAGGATTTCTTCATTTTTAGATATATATTTGTTAGATATAATATCTACATATAAATTACCATAGTTGAAAACCATATGAGCATTTGGATCATTGCTATGATTATAGATAGAACCATAGCCTAATGCAGCATAGAATCCAAATCCATGAGTTTTGCACTCTTTACAGTCGCAGTATTTACCCGTATAAAAATATTGCCATATTTGAGGATCAGAATGATAACGAGATCTGAATCCTAGCGGAAGCAGAGGACATCTTTCTATTAGTTCTCCTTCTGTTATATCTGCAGAAGCAAAAACACCCCTAAAACGAATAGTAGAATTTTTTACTACAACCTTTGTATTAGGTACGAATTGAATATCAGATTCTATTATGCTATTTTCTATCATAATTAAAAAAATACCATCTGTTATAGTTTTTAATTTCTGGTAAAGTATCTATATCGTGCAAATATTTTTTAAGATCATCCCAAGAAGAAAAAATCATATCATGAGGAATAGTACCAAAAAGCCAGTCTGGAGCATTTTCTTTACCTTGCACCATATGTATTATAATTGGTTTTTTTTGTCTGTTAGCCCAAAAAATTTCTTCATAAGTTCCACATGGATGAATTTCTAAATCAAGATTTACTATCAGAAAGTCACTAATATCCACTAGTCTCAAATCTACTGATCGTATAGTTTTCATTAATTTGGATAGTTCATCAAAATTCTTTTCTAGTTTGAGACTTTTTTTATATTGATACACTGTAAAGTCTTCCATACCTATAGCCGATGGTTTTTTGATCGGATTAAATACAGTTATACCTAAAGACTCTAAAAATGGGGTTATCTGATCTCTCCATCCATTTCCTCTGTCTGCAACTCTATCCATTGCACCAGCTAAATATGTTCTTTGATTATTTAATCTATTATGCATTTCTATTTTTTTCTATTTGATTTAATGCTTTAATTACAGAATTAACCATATTATTTTCAGAATGCTCCGAAGCGATTCTGTTGCAGTCTAGTGGGTTTATGGAGTTGCGATTTTTCCATGCTTCAATAAAATCATCTTCATTATTGACAAAAAATCCATTAACTCCATTTTTTATGTAATCTTTCCATCCTCCTATGTTTGTAGCAAATATGATATTGCCATATCCTGCTGCTTGTTTTCCAGACAATGTTGCCGATATTGGATAATTTTGTAATTGAGTGTTAACTTTAGATCTCTTATATAAATCAATTTTTAATTTTTCTGGTATTGAACCAAGATAGAATGTATTTTTATTATCGATAAAATTTAATAATGGATATCCATGGTCTATGGGTCCAGCGAAATAAGCTTTTATACTATGTTTATTACATATCTGTGCAAGCAATATTGATTGATACATATCACAATGTCTTGAGCATTGGAATATAAAATCTTCTTTTTCATATGTTAATATTTCTTGCATAGTTGGCATTTGTGGACCTATAACTATATCATATATGTTTGCATCCGACGGATAAACTGTTTCTTGATGATCTCTATCAAAAGCAAGAATATGTTTAATGTTGTGATGAACTGTTTCTCTCCATCCAACAGGCCATACAACTTCAGTTATATCAGGACACTCAGATCTATTTATAGATATATTATATGTATGATGAAATATTATATCATATTGATTTATTTGTGGTAATAATTGATTAATCGGATATCCAAATTTAATTTTTTTAATTGTATCAAGATCAAGAACAAAACACTGTTGTTTTTTGTGAAATCTTACATTTTCAAAACAGTTAGGATATCCGTATATATGAAAATCAGAAAATTTTTCCAATAAACTAGCCGCAATAATTCTACCACCGCCATAATTTTTAGGATCATATGCGTAATCTTCAAATAATGGTCCTTCATTAAGATCAAAATATGCTATTTTCATGATATTATTTCTAGTTTAGGAAGTGGAAAGATAAAAGATACTCCAGAGTTTATTGTATTTTTTTCTCTCTCAAGAATCTCTTGTTTAAAATGCCATGGTCCAACTAGATAATAATCAGGTTTCATATTTCGGCTCTCTTCTTCTGATAAAATCTGTATGCCACTTAAAGTTTTTGCTCCATATTTTTCGGGACTTCTTTCAGAAGCATACTGAATGTATTTAACTATACTATCGCCAAAACAATAGCCAAGCAGGGTATTTATTTTTGTTGAAGCACCATACAAGTGTACTGTTTTATTTTTTGAAATGATTTGCTCATCAAAAAATTTGAGCAACTCTAGTTTTTGTACTGACACTCTTTTTTCAAAATTTAAATATATATCATTTTCATCCAAGCATAGATCAAATTCTGCTATTCTTAGTTTCATTAGAGATAATTCTCTGTCAATAGTATTATGCTGCTGACTATGAATCTTTGTCGCATAACAACAAATACTTCCACCATTTATAGAGTTAGTTTCTGCATAAACCAGCTTTAATCCACATTCTTTTAATAAGTGCTCTATAGGAGCAAGATGATAATGCTCCAGATGTTCACTACAGAATGTATCGTAACATAAATTTTCTATAATAAATGGCAGATAGGCCATTTCGAATATCCATATTCCATTATCTGATAGTATATTATTTATTGATTTGCAAAATGTTTTTGGATCATCTAAATCATAGAAACACGCAATAGATGTTATAATATCAAATTTTTTATCACATATAACTTTTTCTAATGTTGTACTAGGGAATAGTTCGTTGATGACAGTGATATGTTTAAGTTTATCAATATTCTTTCTTGTAATATCCGAGGGATCTACGCCATAAAATTGAATGTTTTGATTAGAAGGATAATTTTGTAATAAAGTACCATCGTTCATTGCTATATCAAGAACCATTTTTGGTTCAGGAATAAACTCTATAGCTTTATTTACAATAGAATGAAGATGACTTCTCATTGTGGAACTGATTCCTGATTCATACCAATAATTAGAGTACATAATTTCTGGTGGTATAGTATGAGCAGTTTGTACGAGGCCACACGCATTTTCATTGTCTTTTGTATTGCATCTAATGATTTTATTAGGAATTTTTCTATATGAGACTAGTGGCCTATCTGGTTTAATAAAAGACCCTTGAAGATATTGACTACCTAGATCTATAATTTCTGTAAGATTAGTGTTTCCACAAATTCTACAAGTTGTTCTATGTTTTATATTCATTGTCTCTCAAGAATTAATTAGAAATTTTATGATATTTGAATCGGATTTATAATATTTAGAATAGGATCCAGATATATTAACTTTTTTTATACCATCATAAATTCCAAAAATAATGCAAAATGCTAGCAATAAGTACATATTATTTCCTCAATTGATAAATAAACACTGGTACATCATTCCAAATATCATTTATTAAATCAGAAACAAAATCCCATTGTCCACCAGCCAATCCACAGCCGAATTTTGGTGCATGTATTTCGATTTTCTGATCTTCATTATTTTTTTTAAAACTATGAATGTAGGATTTAATTTCATACATACAAGTAACTAGTGAGCCATAATTTAATGGTCTTGGATTTTTGGGTCCTATAGTTCTATTTTGAGCTATCATATTGGCAAATATTATTGCATGTTTATAGTTGGGTTCAATATGAGTATTAACGAATTGAGTATGTCCCAATTTAGCCTTTGATCCAAGTAAATGAAAATTAACTTTTACTATCGGAAATTTTTCCGCTACCTGTCCAGCAAATCCTGCACCAAAAGCATTGACATTATTGCAAACGTGAGGAACTATAACAGTGGCGCCATTTTTAGCACCATGTACTCTCATTGAGATATGTTCAAAAATATTTTTATCTTTAACCAAAAAGTAATGATTAAAAATTGGATTCATTTTTGTATTCATAATTATCTTTCTATTGAGTCCCATTTTCCTAGAGGACATTTTTGGTCCGCCCATGCCAATTTATTCATGAAAATTTTTTTTGTATTTATATTGCATCCGCAAACAAGACACTGGTGATTTTTCCTATCGAACATATCGCATACGGTGCAAATATTATATCTATAATTGATTTCCTCCGTAGTACTTTTAGGAAATCCGGAATATACATGAAATAAAAGAGATTTTAAAAAAGTTTTAACTTTGACGAGAAATCTCTTTAGGATCTCTATATTCTTTGAGAGGCAATATATTTCCATCATTATCTCTCTTATAAAGATCCGTAAAAACAATTGGAGTTGATCCTTCTAGCCATGATCCAATTCCCCTTAATATAGATACGCAATAATATTTAACTGGTTTTGAATTCCTAAAATCACTTGTTTTTAACAAAATTTCTTCTTTATTGTCCTTCGTGAAAAAATTACCTGGTTCAAGTTCTTCAAGGTAGATCATTCTGCCACTCGTCCCATATTTCTTCTTCAAATACGTCTTGCTTATGTTTCTTGAATTGTTTCTTTAACTTATTCTGATCTCTAGACTCTAAGTTATAATCCTTCTTATCGAAGGACTTTTTCTTCTTTATACTATTTCTTCGAACGTCTTTTCTGTTATCTGGATCTGAATGGCTCATGTTTTTTCCCTGACTACTCATTATATGTGACTCCGAAAGAAATGCAAGTCCACGATAATAAAAATTTTATCGCTTGACTACTAGTGTCTCAGCAGTTATATCTTATGCAGAGGTGATTGATATTACTCTTTGTATTCTCTTATAACACTCTGTATCCATCCCCTGAAAATACTAATTCTAGTATGGCAACTTTCGTCACCAAATGATGAATCCGGTTTTCTATCTGCTGCCATAACGCAAGAGTTTATTCCTGCTAATTTTTTATCTATAAATAGCCCTCCGCCACTGTCTCCGCTGGCGGTAATGAATTCAAGTTCTGTTTTATCTTTATTTGATGCTGAGCATATCAGGACATGTTTATCTGATCCATCTATTATATTGAGTCCAGCTCTTTTAAAATCGTCTGATTTATTACATCCTGTTTCGAAAGTGCCATGAAGACCATATCCAGACATAGAGCATATCTTTCCTATTTCATCGTTATCAGCATATAATACTGGATAACTGGTTAATTCCATGTCATCATCACATAGACACAATGCTATATCGTATTCTCCAAAATTATCATAATTAAAGTCTTTATGAGGTATTATTTTTTTTATTTTTATTTCCTTATTGTTGATTGAGATTTTGCAAGTTCTTACGTCCTTAACGACATGAGCAGCGGTTATGATCCATTTTGGTTCTATAGCCACTCCTGATGCGCAATAATATTGATTATTAAGATCTTTTCCACATAATTTACCAACGCAATCGAACTGTTTTCCATACTCTATATATTTTAAGTCTTGATTTGTTGGGTCTATGGTTCCTGACAGAACACAATGTGAACATAAGAAGAAAAGAATTAATATAATTAATAGTCTCATAATATCACCTGACTATTGCTTATTATAATTACACTAATTTACTATATTTTTCTTAAGATATATTTTGAATAATATTCACTACACATTTGAATAACATTTGGATTATAATATTTGTAATCCATAAAATGACCGAATGTTATATGACATGGACTATCACATAATGTAACAAGATTTCCAGGATCCAGTTCTCTTGATGGGTCAATATGAACAGGAATAATATGATGAACTTCTACTTTTTTTGATCTTCCACAAGCTATACAATCAGGATTATTCTTAAGATGTTCCTTTCTCACTGTTGACCATTTAGGAGATCTGGTTGCGTACCTTAGTTTTTTAAAAAGACCGAGCATCAGAGAACCTTGGATGCTATAAGGCATCCTTTACTAACGGCGTGTAAAGGATCTGATGCGTGTTTGACCTCTCTGATTTCTAGTGGAAATCCATTCTCTAATAATTTTTTAGCAAATATTTCGATATATCCATTAGCTTGAGATGTTCCTCCAGCAACAACAACCAATAGTGGATTTTTAAATTTAGGCAATAATTTATGATTACTCAATGCAAAAGATAATTGCTTTGTGGTATAATCTATTAATCTATCATAGTATGATGACACTGCTGATAATATCGGATTATCTGTATGCTCACCTATCTTAAAACCACCATTTTCTTTTTCTGCCTGAACAACACTGTCTTTTTCTCCAGTTGCTATAGCGCTCATTCTATCTATCCAATCACCAGACTTAGTTGTACTAAATACAACCGTAGGCTCTCCATTTAGCATCACACAAACGTTTGTCATTCCAGCACCACAACTAACACCTATTCCTGTATAATCATCATCACCAAGTTCAGAATAGCATAATGCCTCAGCTTCATTAATTGCCCTAGCATCATAACCACACTCACTTAGTATAGATTTTACAACATCTTCATGATATCCGATATCAAAATCTTCATCTTCTTGATCTACTGGTTGAGCAGGAACGCAGAAAACAAGTTTCTCTTCTGGTTCGCTTGCTTGTCCAGCAACTTCTTTTAATATGAATGCTAATACTCTTTTTGCATCTTTCTCTTTTGCAGAAACAACTCCTTTACTCATTGGTCTTTTAGCATTATCATTTCTTTCTATTGCTTTCTCTATGGCATCTTTTCCTAATAAAATGAAACTTCCATCTGAATCCTTAATAAAAACTTTACCAGAAAGTCCTTTTTCAATCATCTTTGTAGCAACGGGCGTTGTAGGTTTTATTACATAAAATGCATCTCTAAAATCCTTATATACTATTTCATTATTTGATTCTTGAGACAATACAATATAACTTGTTCCAACATCTAATCCTTTGCTCATAATTTACCTCTTTAAATTTTTAAGTTTGTTAATTGACGATTCTATATTTTCGTTAGTTTTTTTAGTTTCGCCAAGAGTTTCGTATTTCTTTTCTAGTCCTTTTGTATTTATATCTATAACGTGTTTTCTTTCGTCTATCGCTATCGAATTTATCTGCGTAGTTTTATTTTGTTCAAAGAAAGATTTTGGCTGACTCCCAATATTAGCCTGACTACTACCTTTCCCCAATAAATAACCACAAACAAAAGATATTAAATTCAAAACTAATAATATGCCTAATAAAATTATATTTGTGTCATTCATGATATTGTTCCCTTTGTTTTTACACCAAATACAAAAAATAAAGGGGCCAAATTGACCCCTTTATTAACTGCAATAATAATGATATAATCTAATCTCTATGGTATATTACCCAATATTCTGCCCTTTTGTGTTCTTATCACATATCCTTTTCGCACTAGATAAGGCTCTATGCTATTCTCTATTGTATCAATTGCTATACCTGTCATTGATGATACAGACTTTAGTCCTAGAGGGGTTCCTTTAGACTTCTTTAATAAATTCAGATACATTCTGTCGTATACATCAAATCCATTCTCATCTATTCCTTGAACATTAAAAATCTCATCTACACTAGCCCCGTCATTATGACAAGACTTATAATTTTTATACCACTGTAGTCTACCATTCAAAATTCTTGGAGTTCCTTTGCTTCTTTTTGCAATTTCCAAAAGTTCTGAGTCATTTATGACTATTCCCATTTTATCGCAATTCAACCTGGCTAGTTTAGCTAGATCAACTTCATTATAAAAGGATAAATGCTCCTTTATTGTGAACCTATCGTAGAATGGTTGGCTTAAAGTTCCTCCACTAGTAGTTGCTCCAACAATAGTAAATGCAGGAAGGTCTATACTTTCAGGTTTTTCCTTATCCTCATCATCTTTTACCGTCATATTTATGACAAAATCTTCCATAACAGGGTAAAGAAATTCTTCTACAATTTTTGGTAATCTGTGAATCTCGTCTATAAAAAGAACAGAACGAGATTCTATTCCCATAATATATGGCATAATATTTTTTATACCACGAATTGATGCTGCGTTTGTCGTATACAGATTTACCCCAAGTTCGTTGGCTATAGCACTCGCTATTGTGGTCTTTCCCAGCCCCGGTGGTCCGTCTATTAAAACGTGAGGCATCGCAGCGCCTCCGTTTTTACAACCTGTCACAGAGACTCGTAGACGCTTTATAACGTCATCCTGACCGATGACTTCATCGAATGTTGATGGTCTTATTGCTTTTCCCATTTTATAGTCCTCCAATTTTTGCTATTGCTCTTTTAACAAGTAATGATGCATCCTCTGTGTCTATAGATTCAGAGAACACTATTCCAATATATTCTGTTGATTCTTTTTTGCTATATCCCAATGATATCATCATGCTAATTGCACGATTCAATACTTGAGATGAACTATCAATTTTAGCAGTTTCGTCCACAGTGTCAACTGCTTTTTTAAGCGAATCTTCTATAGAGTATTCAATAGTAAGATTTTTTATGCGTTTTGGTTTAAAGACTGTACCGCACTCACAGACTACTTTAAAATTTTTGGTTTGTACTTCTTTCAGATACAACCAATGATGATATCCACAATCATTGTTTGGGCATTTATATTTGAATGATGCTTCAAATTCAATCGGTCTCAGGTTTTTCTTTTTGTTTATATTCATCTGAAATCCAAAAAACAAAGTCATTTGTTTCAGCGTCGTATGCTGTTTCTACCATTCCTTTGTTTACCAAACCATTTAGTATATTACTTACCATTCTATCATTTAGAGATACTATAATTTCCATGAATAAAGAGTCATTTAACATATATCTTATATTACTTGTTTTTTTATTCTTTTGTTTTTTCAACATCGTAGTTATGATTATTTTTGACTCGTCAAAAGATAATATACTATTGAGTTCATCCCTATCTTTTTCGTCTATTTTCATATCAAGCAAATCAACTTCAGTATTTTCTTCTTTTTTTGAACCAAAATTATTGAATACTAATGCTCTGGATGATTCAGTAAGTCCGTCAATATCTTTTACCACAAACCATTCATCATTTGTAAAATCCATAATATATCCTAATTAAGTATTTCGTAAAGTCCTTTATAGTATTGAGGCTGGCGTAAAAAATACCCAGCATTAGATTGTAAATGGTTGACATATTCATTTTGCAATTTGTTCTGTATAAAATGTTTCTTTTTCCATACTCCTTCATTCCAATAGTTGTTCCCCAAGTACAGGGAGTTTTTATCCCCCGCTGTACTGGAGAACCAACTACTCACAGGTAACGATTTGTATGGAAATCCTTCTATATTAGTTATTTTATAATCCCAACCTGACTCTGACAACTTCTTGACTATCTCATCAATATATTTTGCTATCCATTCAGTATCAAACTGAAAATAAAATTTGTAAGGATCGTTTTCATAGTTATCAGAATCTTGGTGCATATTATGATTTTATCTTGTATCTTTGTTGGTTATGTCTTTTAGATGTTCTACCTCTACGTCCACTAAATCCCAGTCTTTTTATGATATTTCTAATAGTCTGTCCACTTAAAAAGTACTTTTTACCATAAAACGTATTTTCTTCAAAATAATAGTAAAGGTCTTTTGCCGATCTTGATTCATCCATTAATTCAATAAACTTTTTCTTTGCTTCTTCATTAGACAATAAAAATTGTAAAAGAGGATTAGTGTGTCGTCCCATTAGTTATGTTCCTTAGTTGAGTAATTTAATAAATTATTTCAAACGAGCCGTGTCAAAAGGGGATGGTTGACCCAATCCCCCTGACACAAAACTCATCAGCCGATACAAAATTGATCACTAATCTGGTTTGCCAGATCACGGGCAGCACCAGAAAGGAATCGGTTGTTGCTGAAATACAACGCTGTAGACGCTTGATTGAGGTACTCGACCACCGTTTTTAAGAGTTTGGCCTGGGACTCACTCAAATCTAAACCGCTGTCACCAGCGTGAGAAGGAAGCACTGGCGACGGATCACCATAAGCCTTTTCATACTTGCTGTTATAAGCCTTTGAAAGATCCTCGTTGTAACTATTTGGAGTCTGATTATAAGACGCCCAAGCACTACTCATAGAGTTCTTTTGACCACAATAATCAGCACTACTATTAGAGTAAACAGGCTTCTGATTATTTAGTTCATTCAAAATCTTTTGAGCAGCATCAACTGTTACAGGGATTCCTGTAATATCGGAATTCTTATATGTTTTACGCCACTGCTCAAACCAAGCATCGCTTGTTGCATTAGGAACAATGTTAACTGTTGCTGGTTGACCAGTTAATGCTTCAATCAAATCCTTAACATTAACTGTTTGACCAGACGAACCTTTTAGAATAGTAGAGTAATAAGGAGCCTTTTTCTCCCAGCACTTACGCCACCAAGTATAAGGAACACGATAAATCTGATTAATCTTGATGGCTCTTGCATCTCCACCAAAGTAATTTACTAGTTTCTTCTGAATACCATTCCAGCGAGTCTTGTTAAGAGACTGTCTACTCAGTCCATCAAGAACCCAATAGACTTGATATCCATTGCGAGTATCAACTACCCAACTAGGCTTAACAGGAAAACCGTTGATCTTCTGAAGAAACTCTGTCTTTTTAGCCATTACTTCCTTAGAAGAAAGATAATTACCATTAGCATCTCTACCAGCATCAATATCAACAAAGCAGGCTCGTACTTCGTTAATAGCATACTGCTTTCGTCCACCATTTACATAAAAGTAAACGTCTGAATCATTGTTCAAATTAGCATGAACTGCTGTTGTTAGGTTATCAGTATGGGCCATGCTACTAATCTTTTTACGAGGATTACCATTGTAGCAATAAATTTGTTGGGGACCAAATGAGCTAATAAACTGTCCTCTCATTTTACAATGATCGGTATCAAAAGCATTATTTGTGTTCTTGTCGTAAGGATTAAAAC